TGTTCTTTTAGCTTTACAGCATTTTTGAACTTATATTGAGGTATATAAGGATATTTCTCTACACACATATTCAACCAATTATCATGGTTGCCTTCTGTGATGTATTTTTCCTTACAATCCACTTTGTCCAATGCCTCATCAATTTGATCCATACCAGCATTGACATCTTTTATGTCTTTTTCAAAATCTTCTATTAAGAACTCAAGAGGAGGTGCTTTTTTTCTTTTATATTTCCAAGCACTAAATGCTGACCATTCTCCCACATCACCAAGATCCACATAAGCATCACACCTCGTCAGCTCAATAGTTTTACACAACACATTTATTGCTGGTTGATCATGTAAAGGAAAATGTTTGTCAGGTGTTACGATTACTCTTTTAACAACACCTTTAGCCAATTACTCTGCCTCTTTTACTCTATCACTTAATTCTTTTGCTCTTACAGGAGTTTGTTCTGCCCATCTGCTATCAAGCATTTCTAATGAAGCATCATGGAATTGTTTATTTTGTAAAAAGGATATTGTTTTTTTAAAACAAGAAAATCCATAAACTCCCATTTGATAACACATTTCCATAACTACATCTTTTATTTCTTGAGGCATATATCTATACCAACTAAATGTGCTATTAACTCTTGTTGCTAATTCTTTAATCTTTCTATCAAGGATTATATCACATATATCCTTATCTAACTCTAAATCTTTTATTGCAAAGCCATAACCTATAGTATCTATACCAAGACTATCCTTGTAAACCATCTTACGATAACCTTCATTTTTCTTGATACTTTCTTTTAGGCTATTATTCACTTATTTTTCTTTCTAAATATTTTATCGTAATTCTTTTTATATTTTTTATCATTAAAGGCAATCCTATATAGACTACCTTTGCCATTTCTTTCAAATTCTTTTGGATCTTTATCTTGCATTTTATGATTTAATATAGGGGGCAGAAAACCACCCCCTATAATTAATTAACATTAAGCTAATTATGATTTACTCATAATCCACTAATGCAAATACTCGTCTGTTGCCATCAGCATCAGTGTTTCTAATTGCACCACCATAAACTGATTCACAAGTTACTAACCAAGATAGGTAAGCATGACGATAAGTAGCTGTTATTTTAGCTTCTTTAGAGAAAGCATAATATAAAGCACTTTCATGTATAGCATAACCATACACTAAATCGTTATCATCTGTACCTGAAGTTTCAAGGTCAGCAACTGCCAAGATACCTTTAGTTGCATCAGCAGCAACATCAGCACCACCAGCAGCAGAACCCATATAAGGTGATTGAGCAACCCAAACAGGCATACCAAGAATAGCACCAGCATTACCTGTTCTGCCAAACTCAGCACCTAGAGTAGCTTGTGTACCTTGTGCATATTCAGTTAGTGCATTTAAACTTGCATACATATCAGGTGATAAAACTAAATGCCAACCATCAGTTGAACCTGTTTCGCCAAGTATTAAACCCATTAACGAAGTTAAGTTAGCTTGTGATAGTGTGCTACCTGTTGTTTGAACATGCATAGATGTGTCAGCATCTGCACCAACAGCACCTGTAGCACTAGCAAGTAAACCTTGAAGGTTGTTTGCTACTTGATAATGTAAGAAGTTATCAAAACCTCTTGCACAAGCATAACCTAATTGTTTAGTATAAATACTCATTAAGTCATAACTTGCCTGAACATTAACAATATCAGGAACATAAACTGAAGCTACATTATACTGATCTATTGTTAAATCAGTTTGTTCAGATGTTTGACTACCACCTGAAGTTACATCAGTAGCAATCTCACTACCTTGTGTAAAAGCTGATAAAGCAGGTACACCAATGTGTGGTAAATGAATAACATCACCATGAGAGGCAACATCAGGAGATAAATCTATCCCCACATTTTTCATCATTATTTTTTGTTGAAAGACATCAAGTATAGCTTGGCCCCAAACTTCAGGGATAAACTGATCAGCAATATTAGGTGTAACTGCACCTGTACCACCTGATTGTACATTGACATCAAAAGGATCTGTAAAAGCCATTTAACTTACTCCAATCTTAACCCTCTATCAACTGCTAAATAGCCTTCAAGTAGGGTTTATTTATTAGTATAAGATTTTATAATATCTTTCCAATGCTTCTTTTTGTCATCTTGCGACATTTTACCCCAACCCTCAATAGGGCTTTTGGCTTTAACTGTTCCACGAGCTGTTGGCTCATTTGTAGTTTTAGAACCAAGTTCAGATACCATAAACTCTAATACATCTAATTCTTTGTCTTTAAAATGTTCTCGCTTATCTTCAGGTAACTGTTCTAATAAAGCAGATTTTCTTTGCTCAACTATGCTTTCATACCTTTGTTTGTAATCATTAAGGGAAGTATTTTCAGCCTCTAGCTTTTCAGCTAAAGTTTTAAATTCTTCTTTTTCCTTTAATTTAGCATTTTCTTGAGCTTCCAACTGCTTGTTTAGTTCAGCTAACTTAGATTCAGCTTCCTGAGCTCTTTTTCTATACTTCTTGCTTTCTGCTATGTACTCATTCTGAGCTGATTCCTGAGTAACATTCTCTGCACCACTATCCACTACTGCTTCATTAGATACTTTGTTTTCTTCGGACATACTGCCCTCCTATATCTTGTATATTTGTTATCGCAAAATACTATATCTTGCATTTTCCATACATTGTAACTTAACTTATAAAGGTGGATTTATGCAAGATTTAAATAATTATAAGCAAAAATGGTTTGATTATTTAGGTTATAAACCTCATGCAGGGCAAGAAAAATTGCATTTTCCTACAAAGGAATCTGCAAGATTTTTTGTGATGGTTTGTGGGAGGCGATTCGGAAAAACGACTGCGAGTGCTATGGAGGCGACATTTTATGCCTCCCAGCCTAACAAACGAATATGGTTAGTAGGCCTTTCTTACGATAAAGCTGATCTAATGTTTAGAGAAATATGGCAACTGATGGTTGTTGGACATTCAAACGATATAGTTAAGGCTTCAGAAAAAGAAAGATACATAAAGTTTAAATGGGGAACTACTGTAGAGGCTAAATCAGCAGACAATCCTGATTCACTTGTTGGTGAGGGTTTGGATCTACTTATAATTGATGAAGCAGCTAAAGTAAAGCCTAGAATATGGGATATGTATTTATCTCCTACTCTATCTGACAGAAAAGGTAAAGCAGTTTTTATTTCAACACCTGAAGGGTTTAATTGGTTATATGATTTATACTTACTTGGAAAAAATGATGAATTATGGGAATCACACCAAGCACCATCTTGGGAAAACCAATATGCTTTTCCAAATGGTAAAAGCGATCAGTTTTTGGTTGAAAGAAAAAGGAATATGTCTAAAGAACTTTTTGACCAAGAGTATGCAGCACAGTTTACAAGTTTTGAGGGCAGGGTTTATCCTTTTGATAGAAACATTGATGTCGGTTATTATCCTTACAACCCTCGTCTTCCTGTTTTTTGCAGTATTGACTTTGGTTATCGTATGCCAAGTGTGGGGTGGTATCAAACATACAGAATAAATGGTGAATGGCACATAAATATGATAGATGAAATAGCACACAAAACAAATATTAAGACAGATGAATTAGCAGAAATGATAAAAACAAAACCATACAGAGTAATGAGATATTATGGTGATCCAGCAGGACTACAAGCATCAAGCCAATCAGGTATTGGTGATATAGAAGTATTAAGGAAAAAAGGTATTATTGTAAATACCATTACAGATAAAGCATCAAGAAGCATATCTGCTGGTATAAACCATGTTAGAAGTTTTATAGAAAATGCTAATGGTGAAAGATACCTGCATTTAAATAATAATTGTATGGGTATGGCAGAAGATTTAGAAAGTTACAGATACCCTGAAGCACAAGAAGGAAAAGAATTGAAACCTGAACCACTAAAAGATGGTTACCACGATCATGGGTGTGATCAGTTAAGGTATTTTTTTATTAACCACTTCCCAATTAAAAACAGAGAAATTAAAGTGAGGAAAAGATGATATACAATGGAGCAGATGTAATACAGGAAAGTTTAAAAAAATTAAAAATTTTTAATCATAATAGCAGGGAAAGATATATCAACAAATTGCTTGACTATTATAATGGTAACAATACTTCTTCTTATATATCATCAAAATTTGATTTAGATGCTTTTAGGGAAGTTCCACCCTACGAGGCGAATATAACTAAAAAATTTATCAATAAAATGTCTAGGATTTACACAGTAGGTGCTGATAGGAATGTAAATAAGCGATATAAGGATCTTACAATTTTAAAAGACACTAAAATGAAGCATATTGAAAGAATGACAAGACTGATTGGAACAATAGCAGTCAGAGTTATGATAGATGAGCATGAAGAAATGCCTTATTTTGATTATCAACCTATTTATTACTTCCACCCTTTCTTTGGTAATGATCCATTTAAACCTATAGCATTAACTTACCCATTAATGAATTATACATCAGATGTTTCAAATTCAGATAAATTGCAATATATACATTGGAATGACTATGAATATGTTATATTTGATGAAGATGGTTCAATTTTAGAACAAAAAGAACATGGTTATGGAATTTTACCTTTCACTTTCGTTCACAGGGAACATCAATGTGATTCATTTTTTGTTGAGGGTGCAAATGATGTTGTAAATGCAAATGAACACATCAATATAACTATGACTGAAATGCAGCTTGGATTAAGATTTCAAATGTTTGGACAACCTATAGTAAGTGGTGCTGATCTTGGTAATAAGCAAAGATTTGGATCAGATGTTATTTTAGAGTTACCATCAGATGCTGATTATGATATTAAATCACCAGCAGGTGATATTGAAAAGGTAATTGAGAATGTTAAGTTCCAAATGGATCTTGTAGCACAAAATAACCACTTATTTGTTCAATTTGCTCAAGATGGTGGTGAAACACCAAGTGGAATTGCTTTAAAAATTAAAGATTTAGAAAGATTTGAAGATTATCAAGATGATTTAAGTTTATGGAATTTATATGAGCATAAATTGTATCATATAGAAAAAAATATGGCAAAAGCTCATAAAATTTCACTTCCTGAAAAATTAAAGATAGATTTTAATGAGCCTGATTATCCAATGACAATACCTGATCAGATAGCTCTTGATAATCATAGATTACAATTAAATTTAGTATCACCAGCAGAACTTATGGTAGAATATAACAAAGATTTAACAATTCAAGAGGCACAGAAAAAAATTGGCGAAAATAAACAACAAAACCAAAAACAGTCAATCTTTAGTCAAGCTCGTCAGTCGGTTGAAGGAACTCAAGGATTTCAAACCGAACCTACCCAAGAGTAAAATTGAAGATATAATTGCAGATCCTGAAGGTTGGGCAGAAGAATATGCTCAATTTATACTTGAAACTGAAGGTTGGCGAATGTTAGAGGCTAAAAAATTTGGTACTAAGTTTGCAAAATCATTATTAAAGGAAAAAGATGGCTAGAGAAATAAAACATATAGATATTAATTTTGATTTTAAACCATTAATAAAAGCACTTGAAAAAAATAAGGATTTCTTCTTAGAAAAAAAACAAGGTGAAAAAATGCCTTCACTATACAAGGGTGTAGTAAAAGGCTCAAGGGCAAAGATATTAAAAGGAAAATTAAGAGATTTAAAGACAAATACTGTAAAGATTAGAAAAAAAGCAGGGCAAATGCCACCTACACCATTATTGAGAACAGGAAAATTATATAAAAGTATTCATGCTAAAAAAGATGGTGTTTATGTTGAAGATTATGGTATAAACCATTTAGAAGGCTACACCATAAGAGCTGGAAGCAATAAATTTACAGAACATTGGAAAAAAGATGTTAAGGTAGCACCAAGAAACTTTTTGGACTACTCAGAAGTGGAAATAACATCAAAAGATATGCAATATATTTACAATAAAATAAACAAAATAATAAAAGCCCATGTAAGAAGCTCATACAAAGGTGGGAGATAGGAGATGGCAGATGAAGAAAGAATCAACCAAGAAGAACTTGAAGAAGAAGATAAATCAATCTTCTTATGGGCAGCTTTTGGAATTTCATTTGACATTACTAGGTTTGCTGAAGAAATTAGATCAGAAATTAGCAAACTTAGAGCAGCAGGAATTGCAGATTCAGAAATTGGCAGAATCCTTACTACCGACCTCACCACAGGTGGGAGAATCTTTGGAGGTTTTCGAAATTCCATTAAGCGAGGAATTGTATCAGGAATTATGCAAGGCCACAGGATCGGACAAGATACAATTTATGGGGATAGCATAAAATTTAAATGGGTGAGTGTTGGTTCACCTGATGTTTGTCCTGATTGCAAAAAAAGGCTTGGTTTAGTTAAAGATTGGGATCAATGGGAAAGTTTAGGACTACCAGCAAGTGGTTTTTCGGTATGTAAAGAAAGTTGTTATTGTCAATTAGTTCCTGAAGTGTTCCCTATTGAAGATAAAGTGATAGTATAGTGGATATTTTAACAATACTAGAGCAATTTGGAATACCTGTCGCAGTAGCATTGGCTTTTGGGTTTTTTATTTGGAAACAAAACAGGTTTATTCAATCTACCTTAATGAATGAACTTGATCAGGACTTTAAAAGACTTGAAGGTATTATAATTAAGCTGATAGACCAACAAAAGTTAGTGCAGATGGAACAAAAAAAATTAAATGGCATATTTAAGGCACAAGTCGAGATAATGGCACGACTTAGTGGTAATGGATTAAAAGATAAATTTTTAAGGATAATGGAAAGGGCAGATAGAGATGATTGATAAAAAGATTTCGCTAGGAACAATACTAACAGGTGTAACAATAATAGGTACTTTTATATTTACACAAGGATCTACTCAAACAAAAATTGAGAATGTTGAAAAAGAACAAATCAATACAATTAAGACTGTTAAAAAGAATGAAAGCGATATAACTAACCTTAAAGTAAGTGTAGCTAAAATAGAAACACAACTAGATAATAGATTTGATAGATTAGAAGAAATTTTGATGGATTTAGAGTGATTTTTTCTTTTCAGCAACAAGAATCTTCTCTTGCCATGCTTTTCTTTGCCCTTTGGTAGGCCTTTTTGACTTTAGAGGACTTACACCCACTTTTTCAGCCCTTTTCCTCCACTTATACCACTCTTTTTGCTTTTTATTGTACTCTTGCCTCTTAGCTTCAGCTTTTATAGACTTATTTAAGGTTTTTTTCTCCCTAGCTACTCTTTTTTGCTGATTCTCGGTATTTCTTGGTGGTAAATCGTCAGAATTTGGTAGATCTTGCACTAAACCTACAACTTCAGCATCTTCAACGATTTCTGCATCTTGAATATCATCAACCTTCTTCAAAAACTTCTCAAAAGGACTATCTATAGTAACATTTACATTCTTTACTAACTTTCCACTATGCTCAAGCACCAATCTACCTGCCTGAACATTACCTGCCTTAGCTTCTCGCACCATAGCCATTAAAACACTCGGTAATTCTGATCCAAACTCAACCATATATCTATCATATATAGCTTCAATGAAGTTTATGTTCTCCCTCCACTTATATACCACCTGAATAGATACATTACACTCTTTCGCAACTTCTTCTGCACTAATTGAAGGCTGCAAAGCATAAAGTTCTATCGCTTTGTGTTGTGCTGGGTTTTTCATAAGGTTTGACATAGCAAAATTTAAACCATATTCAAAGATATTTTCAAACTTTTTTTGGAAAGGCTATTTTCAAAGTTAGTTTTAACATTTTGTGGGGAATGGTATCTGAGGCTAAGGTATGAATCCTATCCCCCCTATGCCCTAAAAGTGTTTGACTATACATAATGAATATTATCAGAATAATGAAAGTCATATAAATAAGGTAGTTACAGGGATTGGGTGTTGTTCAATGCAAGTCTATGCCTTTGTGTCATTGTGCTGCAGATCTAAAGTTCTTATAATCAAGTAGAGAGATATGAAATTTGTAACACACTAATATTTGAATGATTATTAAGCTATAAATACATGGTTATTTACTATCATTATACTCACTTATTTCCATAAGCTGGTATTAGCTTCTATGTGTTGGTATTATTATTGTTATATCGTACTATATTTGTTGTTATGTCTTACCTAGTATTATGTATATAATATATATATTGTATAGTGTTGTATAGTATATAAGGTAAGTAGTATTAGTGGTGGCTTTGTGGTGGGTGTGTTTGTATTCTTTTATAGGTTGTGGCTGTGTATTATTGCAGCAAATAAAAAAGCCTCACATATTATTGTAAGGCTCTCTTATAGTGTTATGGTATTAGGTATATTAGGTGGCCATATATCTTAATGTATTGTTATGATATGTGCCAATCCTTTTACCATTGAACTTATATATTCGCATAGTATCTGATTGTTTATAGCTTATCTTACTATTGTTCTTATCACCTTCTTTAAGTATGATATAGTCTGCCTCATGCTTAGTTAGGTTAGTTAGTGTTACTCTTATCATGTTGTCCTTTCTTATCTGATATTAGTATGCCTTTTATGTGATTGTATTCATGTTGTATTATTACTGCCAAATACCCACTAAACTCTTGTGTTCCATGTGTATCGTCTGTTATAACAACCTTATTAGTTCTTTCTACTATATGGTTACTACTACAAGATAGACATAGTTCTTCATGTTTAAATTTAGTGCCTTTTAATTCTATTGTAGGATTCTTAAAGAACATTAGCTTTTTTATTTTAATAGGCTTATCTGCATACAAATCAACTACAAAACCATTAAGATTAAAACCTACTTGATTACAAGCAACACCTACTGCTTCAGGGATCTTCATATATTTAGCCAATTTAGACTTAACTGCACCCCATTCAGAATCTCTTATATCTACACATTCTTTATGTAAGAAGTCTTTATCTTTAACAATATTACCTTTTAATGTATTAATCCAGCCTTTAGCCATATTATCCTTTATATTAGAAAGGGTGGCTTTTACACCACCCCTTTTGTTTGATTATTTATTTAATAGTTGGCTTAATAATTGATTATGTATATTTACTCTATTATTATTGTTTGTGATTGAAGAACTATACCAACCCTGATTAATTAATTTATCATCAATGTATAAAGCTACATTTTGATTAGTATTGCAACCTGTTAAACCACAAGTACCTCTATTGTCGCTTCTTCTTCTAATTAATTTACAATTCTTTCCATTACTATTTCTATATTCTACACATAGATACAAATATCCCATTGTTTCTTTATCTTCTGTTATTTTTATTTCTTTCTTCATGCTGTATTTCCTTTCTTTGTGATTATTAAAATACAATGTAATTTCGTCATTTAATATCAATTATGCAAATAAAAGTTTACAAATAATGCAAAATAATGCACTTTTTTAGCGATTTCTTAGAAAAATGGGCAATTATCGTTAAATTATAGCATGGAATTTATAGAAAATGTATTTATATATGGAAATAGTAAGAAAAGTCAATTAATCAATAATGGTTTTGAATATGTTGATTATATTGGTAGATCTGAAACTATTGAAAAATTTGATATGATCAATATAGGTGGTTATCCAGCAATAGTGCCAAACAAGCATGGATATAAAGTATCAGGAGATTTATATACTGTAGGAAGTAGCCAACTCAAAGATTTGGATCAACTAAAAGGTGAGGGTGTATTTTTTGATAGAATTTTGGGCGAAATTTATATTCTGAAGAATAATCCTAGAAAGAATGGTATTTTAGTTAATGCTTGGGTGTATGTTTTGAAGGATATGCCTGAAACCTATGATGAATCTAATATATTCTTAACTACTAAAAACTTATTGACTTATGAGAGAATTTAGAGGTTTAGATAAAGGCCTTCCTACCCCCTAATTTGGGAGCAGAAAGCCTAATCTATTTGACCAACGAGCCGAATTTGTCGGCTTAGATAAACTTCCTTAAAATACCTTAGAAAATTCAGACAATTTTTTGTTCATCAGTATTGATATATTATCGCACTCATTTGCCTTCGGCCTTGTGCTGCTGATTTGATAAAAACCCCTTCTAGTTCAGCTTTTGATCCTAATAAGCTAGAAGATTTAAACCAACCCTTATTAGGCCTAACAATATAGTTTAATTTCACCTAAATTTCCTAATTAAATCTTTATTTTAAATAATAATTTGCTTTTTTGTAAACTTTTGTTTTATATTACAAAATCAAGTTTTTTGAAATTGAGGAAGTTTGGGAAGCCTTCGGATGTCTGTGGTAAACTGTAAGAATGGGGCTAAAATTTGGATAAGCCACCAAGACTAGATGACACCAAAGAGGTCAAACTAAAATGATGAGTGCCGAAGTCGAACTCAAACTTCCAACCAATATAATTAAATAATAACAAAAAAGAAAGGATCTAATCATGAAAAACAAACCTGAACTTACATTTTACCTATCAGAAGAAAAGACTGTTGATGAAAGATACCAAGACATTCAAGATCGTAATGAAAGAATAAAACAAGAACTTGTTAATTTGCATAATGCTTGGGGTAAATTTAAGGAAGAAATGGCTAAAATTGAGAAAAAAAGCAAAGATACTGACAAGAAAGTTTATACTATATGTCTTGGTGGTATATTTGTTTGTATCTTTTTATTGTTGATACTAGAAATGGTTAAATAATGGCTATAGCATATTGTCAAATCATTAATGGAGATAGGTGGGTATATAGAAAATTGCATTGGATTAAGGTGGATAGAAAAGGCAATTTAATCAAAGAATATTATAATGGTAAAACTAAATTGGTTTATTTTGATGGGTATGGTTATCAACCTCACACATTCAAATCCCACCAAACTAGAGAAGAACAATTAGAATACTGCGAATCAGTCAAATGTGGTGGATGTTATTGTTGTGTGTGGGCAGAAGATATGATACCAAAAATCACTAAAAAGAAGGTTATTAAGGAAAAAATATCAAAATCTGAAGAACATATACCAACAAAGTTTGATAATGCTTCAAAAAGGGTTTTTAGCAAACAAAATTATGATAGAAAACACCCCCTATACGACTACATAAAGGAGCTTTTTGATGGCGAAGAAATCTAGTGATTTATTAATCAGCGAATTAACTGCAAAATATCAAGTTCTTGCAGATATAGATATGAAGAATCATAAAGGTATAAGAATTGAAATAATAGTTTATGATGAAAACGAGAGGCTTGAAGATGAAAATCAATAATTTGTGGGAGTGTCCTTATATCGTGAGGTATAGGGTAGTTATGTTTACCTTTCTTTTAACTGTGATTAGCACTCCCATTTTATTTGCTGGATATAAGTATAATTATGATACAAAAGAATGGAATTATGTAAACAAAGGCGATAGATATAGATATAATGTTGCCTCAGATAAATGGGAATATAAACCCAAAAAAACAAAAACTAAATACAATTCAATGTATGGGAAATGGAGTTGGGAAATTGATAAAAAATAACATAGGTAGTATGATTAAAAAATCAGGCTACACAAGTAAATTTCTAGCTGAAAAAATATGTAAAGTCCATAAAACTGAAATCAGTAATTGGATTGCAGGTAGAAGACGACCAAAAAAACAACACATCAAGGCACTCGCTAAGCATCTTCGCTGTAAAATGTCTGATTTGTATTATGAAGAAAGGAACTAAAATGGCAAACAAAATAACAATAGTAGCACAACTACTAGACAAATATAACTTCTTAAAAAAAGACGACTTTTATAAAGAAAAAAGGAGTGGTAAAGACATTATAAAACATCATGCCTGTGAAAGAATAGCAAGACATGAAAAAATAAAATATTCTGAACCAAGATTTTTAGTAGTACAAAGAGATCACTCTGTTCTTTATTGTGCTGCAACGATTGGTGAGGGTGAAGATCTTAAAATGGAATGGACAGTTGGTGAGGCAGATTTAAAATCTAATTGCTTTAATCAGTATGTTCATTCTATGGCCGAAAAGCGACTGAAAGACAGGTTGATACTCAAGTTAATTGGGGTATATGGTGAGATATATTCAAGTGAAGAAGATTTTGTTGATAATCTACCAAAGAACCAAAAAATAGCTACAGGCCCACAAAAAAAATTAGTTGCAAATCTTAGAAACGAATTAGGGCATCAACCATTAGATGATACAGAATATGATTCTATGACTATGTCTGATGCTTCAATACTAATAAATTTATATAATGAAGAAAAATCTAATAAAGGAGAGTAAATGCACAAAGAATATATAGAAAAAGAAATATCTAAAATTAGAAATTGTGTAATGCCTTGCTCTGAACACATACAAAAAGTCATAGAAGAACTTATTGTAATAGAAGATGAAAAGTTAGATTTTCACGATATATTAGAACCTGCACTTGAGGGAAGGGCAGTTCTACATTTAAGATCAATAATAAATTGGATGATGATGCCTCATAGTCGCCCAATGTGTGTTTTTAAATTAGATAATGAAGATTTTAATTATCTTGTTTGGTATTTATTGTGGCATCTTGAAAGAAATAGCTTAACAAAAGTTTGGTCTAAAGATATAGTAAAAAACTTAGAATATAACAAAAAGAGATTTACAAAAAAGGAGAATAAATAATGTCAGATTATAAAAATCATGGTAAGGCTACCATATTTCATAATGAAGATGCTAACGAAGAAAACAAAAGACCAAATCTTTCAGGTAGCATTGAAATAACTGAAGATATACCAGCAGGAACTGTTCTAAGAATTGCTGGTTGGATTAATAAACAAGGCGAAACCCTTAAAAGTGTTGGTTTAAGTTTATCGTCAAAAGTTGGTGGAGAACAAGACAACACATACAAAAAGCAAACATCAGGAACATCTTATAAAGTGGATGGTGAGGACATTCCATTTTAATGTTGGAGTTACTGATCAGAGAGAATGGTGGAGAGCCGAAGTGGGTTGCTGCTTCAGAAGTTCTTGGAATTATCATGAAGAAAAAACCAAAGACTTCTTCCCCCTCTCCATCTTCTCTTAAAGGTTTTGATGTTTGGTGGAAAAAATACGACAAAAAAGTTACCAAAAAACAAGCACAAAATTATTGGGCAAAATATATCAAACAATCTATGGTTACAGGCATATTATGGCACACAAAGTGTTATGTTGAAAAGGTAGAAAAGAGATATAGGTTAGATCCAATCAGATATTTAAGAAATGAAAAATTTAATGATGAAATTATTGAGCAAGAAAAGAAGATTGACTTAGATGAATATTATCCATTTGACAAAACAGGAAATTCAAGATTAGGTAGATGTAGTAAGTGTCAAAAAACTACATTTGGTAATAAATTCACTATACATAAAGATGATAGTGATTGTTGTAATGCAAAAATAAATAAATATAGGTAGAAATGGAAGATAACAGACCATATCCTGATGTTTTAATATGCACTTTACAAGAGAGGGTAAGAATAGCAAAAGAAGGTTTAAAAGCTATAGCAGAAGAATCTGCCGACATATCTCCAGCTAAAAAGATTGCAGAAAAGACATTAGAAGAAATTGATAATTGTAAATAACTTATAGGGTAGGCAGTATAGCATCCGAGTTCGCACACTCAAGTATCTCCCTCCTTAGAGATGCCTACCCTTTCATATTAGGAGTAAAATGAATAAAAAATGCCCTAGATGTGGCACTTCAGACAAAAAGAAGTGGGCAAAGAATGGTTACCGAAATTGCACTTATTGTAAGGCCTGTAATCGTTACTATAACGAACTTAAAAGAAATAAATCCTACGACAAGATCATGAAAGCCACAAACAATGGAGAGTGCTGGTGGGTATTACAAAGCATAAATGCAGATAGGCACTATAGAAAAAATGAAGATTAAATCAGAATTACATATTATATGGATTACCACAGATGGTGCTAAATTTATAAATAAAGAAGATGCTATTTTATGGCAAGAAAGTATAAATGAAGAAGATCAACAAGAATAAAGGTATAGTAGTATTGAGTTTATTCAATGGAATGTCAACAGGACATACTGCATTAGATAATGTAGGTATTAAGGTTGATAAGTATTATTCATCAGAAATAAAACCTGCTGCAATAAAACTAACTCAACATCATTATCCTGATACAATACAAATTGGAGATGTAGAAAAATGGAAAGAATGGGATATTGATTGGAAAAGTGTTGATATGGTGTTAAGTGGTAGTCCTTGTCAAGATTTATCATGTGCTGGCAATCAGTCTGTAAGAAAAGGATTAGAAGGTAGTAGAAGTAGTTTATTTTTTGTTTTTGTAGATATTTTAAATCATGTAAAAGAATTAAATCCTAATGTCTTGTTTTTACAAGAAAATGTTGGATCTGCTAATGTAAAAGATGTTGGGATAATGTCAAGGGCATTAGGTGTATATCCTGTTAGAATTAATTCTTCACTTGTAACTGCACAATTAAGAGATAGATATTATTGGAGTAATATTAGAACAAGACAAGATGGTTTGTTTGGCGATATTATAACTGATATACCACAACCCAAAGATAGAAAAATCATGCTTCAAGATATTATTTTTAGTGGAAAATTAAAAAAATTAAAGCACAGCTGTTTAAATACTAATAGTGGGCAAATTAATGAGATAAACTATAAACAAGATTATTTAAAAAAAAGAAGTTCAACAACAGGAATGATAACTGTTATAGAAGATAATAATAATTTAAGAACTGCAAATAAAATAGAGTTATGTAGGCTACAAGGATTTCCTGATAATTGGTGCGATTGTATTACTCGTTCTGAAGCAGGGAATTTACTTGGAGATGGTTGGACACTACCAATAATAGAACATATATTTAGTTATATAGGAGATAATAATGAAATTAATAGTAGAAAATCCTGAGGGTAAAAAGAATCTTGAATTAAAAACATCTGAAAGAGGAGGTAAGTTTTCTATAAGAGTATATAAAAAAGGTAGTCTAAGTTCCTCTCAGTTTTGCGACCATTGGGGACATTTAAATAAAAAACAAGCAAATAGATTAATAGAAGAATTATCGTATTATACTAAAAATAGAATATATGTTAATAAACAAAACAAAAAAGACAAAATAAAGATTGATTGTGATGCTTGTGGTAATTATAAACCATTAAAATCTTTTAGTCAAAACATTCTTAAAGGAAGCAATTTAGAATTTTGTAATACTTGTCAAGATAAAATGATTGGTAAATTTTATAGTGGTAATGCAGGGATTTATAAACATTCTTGCATTGAAAGTTTAAGAAAACTTAAAATTGGTGATTCTATGATTATTTACGATAGAACAAAAGAAGTTATACGAGGATCTTGGTTATGGAGAGCAAATTGCATAGGCCATTCAAGAGTGAGGAAAAAAGGCTCTAATTTACAATATAATATAGAATCATTAGATAAGTATACACATAAAGTAACAAGAATAGAGGGTTAATATGAACAGTAGTAAAAATAAGGGATCAAGATTTGAAAGGCAAATAGTAAAAACTTGTGAGTTACATGATATAACTGCTGCAAGAGCTTGGGGATCTAATGGACGATCTTTAGGTTGTCATGAAGAAGTTGATGTGTTAATTGTAGGTGGTATTCAAGGTAATATCAAAGTTCAAGCTAAATGTAGAAAGAAATTAGCAGCACATATAAAACCTAATGAAAATGTAGATGTTCAAATGATCAAAGAGGATAGAGGGCAAATTTATGTTGTCCAGCAACTTGATGATTGGTTATTAATGTTAAAAGATGGGAGTGGCGAATGAAATTAATTAGTGTTTTTAGTATTCCTAAAAGTAAAAATGTAACTAAATCTTTACCTATACAAAAGATTTTAAATAAACAACATAAAACAAAGTATGATATATTATTAGATTTTAGAAAGTATGTGAAAAAAGGAAGATATGGGTTATTGGTAACCGATAGTATTAATATGGGAAAAGATGGAAAACCAGCATATATATATGATACACAATTATTAGAAAAAGAGATTAATTAATAGGAGAACACATGAAATCTAGGAAAGAAAAAGAATCTAAATCAATACTTCGCAGTAATCCACATTGTACCAATCTTCCACCTGAAGTTTGGAATGATATAATGAAATGGAAAATAAGTGATAATATTATACTTATACCTAACATTCAAGATGACACTATTACAATAAGAAGGGAAAGAAGAAATGGGTAGAGTTACAGAATTTATAGATTTTATTAATAGCAAACCAACAAGAAGTGAAGAAGAAAGAGATTTTATATATTCACATTTAACTGTAACAGATAAAATAAAAGAAATTAGAAAAAAATACTTGAAAAGGAACAAGAAATGAATTGGACTAATGTATTTATTTATTTAGGTATCTTTATTGGTACTGCATTGATTTGGTATCTTATAGTTTATTATGTGTTGGATTGGCTGGGTTTGTGGTAAACACTAAAGACTATATTAAGTATGTAAAATCACATTTTTGCCTTATATGTGGCAAAAGCCCTGTTGATCCTGACCATTTAGAACATTTACAAATGGGTGGAGCAAACAAAAATAATCATAAGGATTGGAGTTGTATAAACCTTTGTAGGCAACATCACCGAGAAAGACACGATATAGGTAATTTTCAATTTGAAAACAAATACTCAATCAACTTATATAAAGAAGCATTTAATTTATTAAGAAAGTATTTTACATCATGAAGGTATTGGAATTATTTGCAGGATCTAGGAGTTTTTCAAAGGTTGCTGAACAATTAGGACACGAAACCTATACTACAGATTTTAAAGCATTTGATAAAATAGATTTGGTTAAAGATATATTAGATGTCAATGCAACAGATATAGAAAAAGAGTTTGGTGTTCCTGATATTATATGGGCAAGTCCTCCTTGCACTTATTTTAGTGTTGCATCTATTGGGCATCATTGGAATAAAGACCATACACCCAAAACAAAAGAAGCTATATTAGGTGTAGATATTGTAGAAAAAAGCAATTCAATTATAAGATATTTTTTAAACAAAAATCCTTATTTAAAATATTATATAGAAAACCCAAGAGGGAAATTAAGAAAATTGCCTGTTATGGGCTGGACTACATACAGAAGAACAATATGGTATTGTCAATATTTTTCTCCTGAAGAAACTATAAAAAGAGCAAAACCTACAGATATATGGACTAATGATTTTAATTGGATACCAAGAAAAGAATGTAAAAATGGAAATCCTAATTGTGATCATGCAGTAGCACCAAGAGGAAGTCAAACAGGAACACAGGGATTAAAGGGTAATTATTTAAGAAGTATTGTTCCATCTGAACTATGTAGAGAGATATTAACAGCAGGGGATTATGGCCCAGCTACTTGGACACTTTTTAAAAAGGAAAGATAAATCAATTACACAATAGAAAGGTAACTATGGTAGATTATAAACAACCATTTAAAGAAAGAATAAAAAGAAGTTCTAATTTAGCAGAACAAAAATGCGAAGAATATTTAGATTCTAAAAATGTATGTTGGCACAAATATGGGTTTGATAATCATAATATACCTAAAGATAAGTTTGTAAAAGTGCCTAAAACGATAAGAAGCATACCTGATTATGTTTGTGTTACATCAAAAGCATTTTTTTTAGAATCTAAAGGTTTTAAGGGTGTTTTAAAGATTAAAGAAAATGACTTAAAGAGTTACAATTTTTGGAATGATATAATGGATTTATACTTTTACTTTTATGATTGTGGCAAACAAAAGCAACACATTTTGTCATCTATTAAATTATTAGAAAAAATTGATGTATCTAAAACAGGTTATTATGATGACAATAAGCAATTATTTTATGAGATAAACCTATGAAATTCACAGGCAAGATAAATAATGGTAAATTAACCTTAGATGATAGGCTAGGATTTAAGCAATATTTATACAATCTTGAAGGTTATGTTACTTTAGAAATAAAGTTAGCTAAAAAGGTGCGAAGCCCTCAAGCAAATGCTTATTATAGGGTGATAGTAAGGCAACTAGGCAAAGAACTTGGCTATACTGAACATGAGATGCATGAAGTCCTTAAACAAAAGTATGAAATTGAATCTACCAAACATTTATCTGTTGAAGAATTTGGCGAATATATAGATCACATTATCAGGTGGGCAGTTACCGAAATGGGCATTGTTTTACCTGATCCTAAGCAACCTCCTCAATCGTAAGTTTTACACGATAAGCATTGTAAGCTATTTGTTCAACTTTATAGCTACCATCTTTAAATTTACATATAGCAAACTGATCAGGATTATTATTGGTATTATCAGGCTGGAAGATGAAGGGCAAAGTTCCACCTAAAGTACAATTTACCACAAAATTAAAACTATTATCTGCTAACATTGGGTTTGTTTTTCCTTCATCAGCAGATCCATAGCTTGATACTTTTCTTCCATTGTCTGTAGGAATTTCACCATCTGATAACCTACCTTGTGTTACAGATGAATGAGTTGCATTAATATAGAAAGGTGCTGCACTAGCTTCAAAAGCCATAAAAGCATCATCATCACTTATGTAGCTAAATGTTAAATCCCAAGTTCTTAAACCTTTTCTGCCTAAACCACTTTTGGCTCTATGTTTATAGTAACCTGCACCCCTTTCATCATATTCGCCATTTTGTGATGTAGCTGATGAACCTGAAGGATAATCTAATTCAAATTGTGGATATTGAAATACATTTTTATCAAATCCTACTGATGGATCAGCTTCACCTTCATCAGGATAACCCCTAACACCATTCATAGTCCATTCTGTTGGGCTATCATAATAAATGTTGGTTAGATTTTTTCCACCTAATGTTTTTGTAGTTTTAATACCATCAAAGTTTCTTTCCATAGACAAACTTAAATCAGGGGAACTTGGACAATCATAATATCTTCCAACTACAATACTACCACACCCTAAACCTTGTCCGAAATCGTTTTCAAATCCTTCTGTAAAATATGTTAAATCACCTTCTAACCCATTATACCAAAGACCATCTTCTTGACTTGATCCTTTACTTAAACCTATTCCAAAAGCACTCCAAACACCATCAATTTCATCAAATTCAAATATGCTTGTACCATTCCATTCAGGGCTTATACTTGCAGCATCACCTCCTGCCTCATTTGTTGGAAAAGCATTTAATATATTATGTGTGTTTTCAAAACCTATTTCATTAGCAGGATCGTTTTGCGAAGCTCTTTGCCTTTTAGCCCATATAGTTACAGGGCTAGATCCGGGCTGAAACTGACTACCAAATTCAAGTGCTGTTTCTTTGTTTGCAGTTAAATAAGCAAAATTGTGGTTTAATATTGCCATAAAATTTATAGGATAAGATGTTCTATGAAATTGCTCTTTTCCGAACTTATTTATTGTAAACCAGCCATTTGTTGTTAAATAGTCATTATCTACTTTTGATAATTTTTGTTCTGCTGGATTCATGTTTAATAGTTTGTACCCACCGAAATTTGATGTGTCATAGAACCTTGAATACCCCACATTATATAAAAAACTTGGTATATCAATATAGAATCTTGGTACTCCTACCATTTTGCCCATTAGTAACCACCTCTCGTAATTTTATTTCTAATTTGTCTTTTTAATTCTTGATACTCAGGCAAATCGTTTAATGGGTTGCCTTTTTGCTTTCGGTAACTTATGCCTGATTTTGTTCTTTTTGGTTGAGTGCCATGTTCCCTCCATTTTACATCTTCAGTATCAAATGTCCACTCTTGGTCTATCATTTTTGTTTTACTAAAAACAATCTTGTATGGAATAGGTTGTCCATCTCTATCAAAAAAGTATGCTTTACTTATTTCAAGGTGTCCTTCGTATCTAAAAATAACCCTATTATTTATTGTCTGTAGATTAGTTGAAAAAGATAGTAACTTATTTTTATAACCTTCAAAAACCCAACCTTCAGGCATACTAGGACTGATGTTTGCACCACCACTTAAATGTATTTCTATTCCAGCTATCTCTATTGTTGAATCTACTGAACATTCTCCATCTTCAATAGTTAAGCTAATAGTAGAGCCTTCATAGGATGATTTTTTAGTTTTTTCTTGGTGAGCTTTATTTCTATTTATTGCAATTATACCCATATTAATCTCCCATCACTTGATTAACCATAATTAATATCTCAGAAATATTTGTTATACCATCACCATTAAAGTCTATTGTTTGTCCATCAGGTGGATCTTGCATACCTAATATAATTTGAATGAGAATCATTATATCTTGAACATTAACAATACCATCATTGTTTAAATCCATCATCTCAAACAAAGATTGGTCTTCTTCTTCATCTTGATTACCTTCTAATAAAGTTGATTTTTGATAAAATAATTCTATTTTTTGTAGCATAATATTAGTAGTAATATTCTCATCAATCACAGCATCACCTTCAATAGGATTTTCTGAATTTGAAGGTATATATACTTTTATTTTATAATCAACCTTAATAGGAGAATCGTCTGTAGTATTAATCGTATGCTTAAAATCAAACTTTTTAGAAATCATTATATTTCCACTTGTATTAGTTCTATTTGTTGAATCAGAATTTCTGCTTAATTTATGGTGTAACAACCTACTTGCTGGTATTTCCATTTCACCATATTGTCCTGCACTATATTCAACAATATTACCTAATTCATCTTCTATGGTAAAATCTTGGTTAATATTATCAACCCAAATATCATATTGCCAATCTTTTTCAGTATTTGTATTTACATCTAAATTCACAAATTGTTGATTTGTTAAATCATTATCTGTAGTAAATTTTATTGTTAAATATTCTATATCTTTATCATCTATTGGAGATTCAAAATATTCATCTGTAATATTGTCAAATTTTTCAGATTGTGGTATATGCCAATCATCATTTAAATCATTTCCTGCACCATCATCAATACTGCCATCATCTTCAAACCCTTCAAATTCTTCCCACCCACTAGGGAATCCATATTGCCCTCTATGTAGTTGTTCTATTTCTAATTTTATATTTGTTACACTTCTTGTTATTTTTGTTATAAAAAATGCAGGATATATTAATTGCCCATTTTTATTAGTATGTTTAGTATAGTCATAACCAAATGCTTTTTTATTATCTAATAATTTATCAAAACTAACTATATCACCCACTTCTAAATGTAAATATGATAGAGGTAATGTAAGTTTTACTATTAAATGTTGGTTACAATGCCAAAGCAATATTCTTTTTTGTAATTCTCTTGCAGTATGTTCCCATGTAACATACTCAGTTTGAAAATCAAATTTTGTTTCTTCATTTTTCATGTTATAATAATCTATATTATACATCAATTCAGTATTGGTATTAATTTCTGATGAAACATCATCTAAAGTTTCAAAATCATAACCATCTGTATTTGCTATAGAATATCCTGTTGATTTTGTAAGTTGATTTTCTGCATAATCTTTTCTATAATGTACATTCACTTGATTGTAAACCTGCTCTAATTTAGTAAGCTCAAAATTATATTTAACCACTTCATTATTTTTTATATAGGTAATAGGTGTGCTACTATTAACTATAGCTGGTATATTTAAAAATTTAAATTTACCTGTATTATCATAAGAAGCAATTAGTGGTGAATATTTAAATAAATCTTCTGTTATTTTTTTTGCCTCAATCTGTTCATCTATTGTGAATGAATAATCAAAATTATATAAAAAATCATCTACATAAGACATATTAGTATTAGAAACAATATTAGAACTTAAATTAAGTTCTTCAGTTAGCATATCAATAAATTGTCTATGTGGCTTACTATTGTTTGCAACAAGTTGGCTTACTTGAGGAATTAATGTTGCTTGAATAGCTCCAGGAAGGTTCCAAATCTGATCGTTGGTATTAGGTAACATCCCTAGACCTAACTGAATTAGATAATCATTCCAATCCATTATTTCAACATATAAATAAGGAGAAAATAATGGGTTATTATTCCCACCACCTATATATTCCCACTCTGCTTTAACAAAAGTGTAATATCCTGCCCAACTTTCACTACCAGCATCCCATTGACCACCTCCATCAGGCAACCAAATTTCTGCATTTACTTCAGGGTAAAAATCATTGTTCTTCAAATTAGTTATAATATTACCATCTACTTCACCATTATCAGTAGGATATTGGTATGGCAGTCCATTATTAGGATTAATATCCCCATATTCAACCCCATAAGCCCAAAGAATACTTTTAAATTCATTTACTATTTTTTGGTGATATTCTTCATCTGTCCAAACTTTATTAGAATCATATCTAGGGTCATCAGGCATCCAAGCATACGATTGAAATAATTTCATAATAAGTTTGCCTGAAATTATATGAAAAGTAACATTACCAATCAATGATGGGTGTGTAGGATCTTGTAAAATTTGTCTACCCCAAGTATCTACATAGTAATCTTTTTTTGATACTTCATCAATTAAGAAATCTTGCATAACATACAAGTTAAATAAATCACAAATAACACTAGATGTTGCACCACCTTGTCCACTACCATATTGATTAATTTCTCTTGCACCACAAGCAACACCATTTGAACTATCTGTAGTTGGCATAGAAGTTATTTCACCAAAATTTGTTGCTGTTATTGATTTAGCTGTACCATTTCCTGTATCAATACCGATATCGTTGACTTTTGTGGCATCACAAGGAATATGGTGTTCAGAAGTTGTAGAATACAATTCATCAAGGCTACCATCCCAATTACCCCAATTTACTGAAGTGAGATAATTGCCACCCCAAAAAGCAAAATGATCTAAAGAAAGTGCATTATGCCCATCATAATCTTGTAATCCTTCAGGACAAGTATATCTTGTATCTGCTAAAAACTTTGTTGAACAATCAAACCCAGCTATAGAATCAAATTCTAAAAAAGCAAAACATCCTCCACCTTTGTGGCTACCATCACTATTTTGGGCTGTAAAATGTATTCCTGTGTTCAAATCGTCATTTTGAATCCACTCTACAGGAAATTCTCTGCTACCTTCAGGCCAATTTTCATCTTCAAAAGATGTTATAGTATGGTCGCCACCACCTAATTCTCCCCAACCTTTTTCATTTGTTTCTGTTGGTTGCCACCAAGTTTGGTCGCCACCATCCCAATTAGCAAGATATTCATCTTTTGCTGGGCTATCAGCATTAGATTTTCCTGATGCTCCTGACAAAAATTCATCTCTTGGATTCCATATACTATCATCTTTATAAGTAAAACCAAACATATTGTTTTCTGAATCAGGATCAGAACCTTGATCTGTATCGTGTTTAGCTACAAATGTAGCCCTTTTTATAGGCCTATATATTCTACTTGGAATAACTAAATTAGGTTGGTCAAGTGTTTGTGCAATACCTGAAAGATTTAATATTAATTTTGGTTGATCATTTGTTCTGTCGTTGTCATATAAAGCAGAAGAACCTAAATCACTAGAAGTTACACCATCATAACTCCATGTTGAAGGGAGGTATCTATTTATCCCTACATAATTATCTTCATAAAGGTATAAGTATGGCCTACTTCCTATATATCCTTCATAAAGCAATCTATGATTATCACCTAAAGAATCGGCAGCACTAAATTTTCCTTGAAAATTTCCTGATGGACTAACTCCATATTTATACATATCCACACCTGCTTTTTCATATATTAAACAATTTGAATTTAAACTTTCATCTTCTTCTGAATTACCACTTGCACCTGTTCTAAAAAGTGTTGGAGATTTACTTACATAACCATAAACCATAGGAAATGGATCACCAACCTTATCTTCTCTGTAACCTTGATTTTCAGGTATTAAATTTGTAGGAACTAAATTTTCTAAAACCTGATTTGTTAAATCTTCTATTGTTAAATCTAATGTTGTTTGACTTTGTTTGTATCTGACTATTGTTCCTGAATATGCTAAATAACATTGGTCTATATGATTAAGTCCTGAAGCACAAAAATATATTTTACATACAGCATTTAAGTATTTATCAACAATATCAGAAAAAACAATACCATCATGTTTTGTGTTAGATATAGATAAAGTAACACTTGATATAGTATATTTATTATTGATTAAATCTGCTTTAGATGTGATTGTTGGTGCTTTTGTTAATAAAGGTAAAAAATGTATTCTATGATATGGCTGATCCTGATGTGCTTCTAAATTTACATCTTTTATACTAACATTAAATGTTTTATTGTATTCAACATTATTAATGCTATCTCCTATTCCTACATCTCTAAAAAATCTTACAACAGGAAATAATGATGTTACTATTCCATCTCCTATAGATGCTTTAAGTCTATCAGATATATTTGCCATTAACTAACCCCAAAATCACTACCCCTTCGGACAGCTTCTTTAATTGATTCTGCAAGTTCGCCTTCAACAAAATCTTGTGTCATCACATTACCTTGAACAGATACTACTACACTACCACCAGCATTTCCTGTTCTATTCATTTGGTTGAGTGTTTCTAATCCAATAGATTCAGTAGCACTTCTGCTCATAACAAACTCTCCTCTTTCAGCTTCTATCATAGTGCCACCTTGAGAATGTAACTTTCCACCAATAAAACCACCTTTTGCTAGCTTAGGTGGCTTTTGTGCCATAATAACACCTGCTTGTGTTGCACCCATAGCTGCCATAAGCCCAGCTAATGGAATACCTGCTGGCCAACCCCATTGTTCTTGAACTTTCATAATAGCATCTGCTGTACTCATTACCACACTTGCTAATCGTTGTGCCTGTTCTAATCTAAATATTGCTGTCTGCCTTTTTTGATATTTCTCTTTAACCTGCTTTTCCATTGCCTCTTTTTGTTTATCGGAGGCTTTCTGATATGCAAGTGAGTTTTTCAGTTGATCCATTTCACTTTTTAATTGAGAATCTAGTTCAGATTGTAAATGACCTGTTACAGCAGAGGCTGTTTCAAAAGCCATATCCATAGCTAGTTGTTTTAATTCTGCTTTTTTAGCTTCTCGTTCTTGGTCTTTATCAAAGGCATCTTGTTTTATTTCTTCTTTTTTTGCTTCATTATCTTTCACAAAATCAAGTTCTTCTTCTAATAATGTTTTCTTATATTCAAGCATTTCAGCCATACTTTCAGCTTCACCTACCCAAACTTCACCATCTTTTAAACTTGCTAATTTATCCTTATGTGCTTTCTCCATATCAAGGAATGTTTGATGTCTTTTAGCAAACTCAGCCACCATATCTGCTGATGCTTTTTTTAATTCTTCTAAAGTTGTTGCACTTTCCCTTTTATCTTCTTTTGTAGGGTCTTTTATTTCAGCTTCTAATCCTGTAATGTCTGTTTGTAAACCACTTATTCTTTTAGAAAGTCCTTTGGCTTTTTTTAATTCTTCTTCTTTTTGTATTAAATTTGTAATTTTTTCAATTTCTTCCTCAGTTAATTCTACACCCTCTCTTTGTAATTTAAGAATTTCTTGTTCAGCTTTTGTTCTTCCTTCTATTACTGCTATTCTATCTTGATATTTAAGAGTTAAACTATCTATAGCTAATTCATCTTCTGCTTCTTTAAGATCATTATAGGCATCAATTAATACAGGGTATTTTTTAGCTAATTCTTCCAAAGTCATCCCATGCTTTTCTTTAGCCCATGCTGCCATTTCTGAGGATGCAACTGATTCAGAAAGTGCATTACCTTCTTTTTCTAAAGCATGGGTTGTTAGCTCTAAATCTTGTTTTACTTGTACTAGTTTTGTAATTAGATTTCCTTGACTTTTTGCAATAGATTCAGTAGATAATCCAGCTTCATTTAATTTTTGGTCATAAATATCTACAGTTTCAGTCATGTTTTTTACAGCCACTTCTGCCATTACATTCCCTTGAACCAATATTCGCATATGTTTATTCATTTCATTAAGGTCGCCACCAAAATCCTTGACAGTTATAGTTCCATCATCTACACCCTTTTGAAAATCTGATAATGTTTTTTCAGCTTTGGCTAATTTATTTTCATATTCTTCAAGTTTAGCCTTAGCATGATTATAATTAGTGGTTATAGTGCCGATATCCATTTCTTCAACTTCTGCTTTAAATAGCTTCATCCTTTTTTCTGCTCTTTTTGCAGCTTGTTCAACATTAGATGGCCCTTTATCAGCACCTGAATCCCATAAACTCCAAAGAGCCTCTATAGCCAACATAGCTAAACCTATAATACCTAAAGATGCCTTAAAGGCTTTGATTGCAACCCCAGCAGCTATAACTCTTTTCTTAAATGTTACAAGTGCTATATTAGTGAATATAAATTTACGAGCTAACATTCCTATAGCAATAGCAAAGGCAACTATAACTGATGGTCTTTGCATAAGCTGTAAAGCCCATGTTAATACTTGTGCAAATGCTTTTACTACAGGCAACAATATTTCTCCCCAAACTACAGCAGTATCATAAAATGTGTCCTTTAATCCTTGCATTGTATTTGAATATGAATCTGAAGTTCTTGTTGCATCACCTATAGCATCTGAAGAATCTTGTTGAAGAATTAACATTCTTGCCATTATTTTTTGTTGGTCTGTAAGTGTTTCCCCTGCTTCTATAATACCTTCATCTAAGGCAACTTGCTTCATTCTTGTTTCAGATATTACAATACCATATTTTCTTACAGTTTCATGATTACCTACAAGAGCAGAATTAAAATCTCTCATAACATCAGTAGAGGCAACATTACTAAATGAGCCAACATCAACTGCTAATTCAGTTATTCCTTTTGATAATTGAGCTGCTTCACCCCTTGCCATACCCATAGGAACAAGAATATCCTGAACACCTGATGCCATATTTAATAGCTTATGCCTTGATCTATTTACACTATCACCAAATTCTTCAGACCATTTTTGCATTTCTGAAAATGAACCACCAAACACAACTCTTGCTTTATTGACTTGCTCTTGTACATCACCAGCTATGCTAGTTATTTTAAGAAGTCCTCCACCAACAAGTGCTGTAGTGGTAACAATACTCATCATTCTTCCATTTAATAAAGTAAATGATGATGATGATGTTTTTGCAGCAGCAGCAGTTTTAAGGAATTGTGTTGCTAGAATTTGTTGTTCTGCTGAAAGTTTATTTGTAGTTCCTGATAATAGGCTGTTAGCAACAGCCAATTTATTTATTTGTTGATTTAATGCTTTAACTGCTGCTGTAACACCTGTATGTCCTCTAGCAGCGAATTGTATTGAAATTTTATTTGCCACTTTTCGCCTTCGCTTTCTGCTTATCTATCATCATGCCTTCTTTTTTAGCAAATGCACTTTTAATTGTAAAATGCCTTTTAACCCATCTTGCAGGTTGCTCTCCATAGCTACCTGAATATGGTTGGACATTATTGTCTTTGCAATATGTGTACCTCTGTATATCTTGCCCTATATCTGCTGTGTAGAAATGATTAGGACAAGTAAAAAATGGTATCTGTACAACAAGCGATTTATCTTCATCAAAATCGCCTTCATTTTCTCTAATTTCATCTATAAGCAAATCAATAATATTCCAAACATCATCCAAACTATTGAATGTCATTTGTTTATCTTTACCATCTATTTTTATAGGTGGCTTTGCTTTATAAGGAAAATGGTGGTAAGGACACCCCCCACACTCATCAGTTAATATTGCTATTTTGAGTTGGAGGGTTTCTTTTCCCCCACAGACATAAACTCACCCTGTAAGAAAGAGAATATCTCTACTTTTTCCTCGAAACTTAGTGATAATAAGAATTTGTCAGATGTATCTCCATCAAGAGCAATTCTGATCCACTTAGTCATAGTTGAGTGCATCATAGTTATTTGTGATGGTTTTCCATTTTCATCCATTTCCCACTTTACCGAATCCATAAGTTCATCTCGTTCATCAATAGAAACATCTTTTAATTTTAATTTTCTACCTGTTTTGAGTTTAAATTCCATTGTTTATTCCTTGTTTTATTTTTTAGTTATTATGATGTAATATCAAATGATACTAAAGCATCTGTGCCATCATCAGCTGATTTAATTGAACAATCTAACATCATTATATCACCTTCAGAATATGCAACATTAGTTAAAACACCATTTTGAACATCTATACCATAAGCATTATTGTTAACTATAACAAACATATCTCCTGATAGAGCAGCAGTTTGTGTATCAAAACTATTAACAAAACCTTTAGTATTTCCATCATATTTAACTTGTGTATCTACTGTTACAGCACATTCTGCACCTCTACTTACTACTTCATAACCTGTTGTTGATAGTCCTGTAAATACAGCAGGATGGTCTATTGTGCAAGTAAAATTGTTTAATACTGCATCTGTGTTAAATACTTTAATGCCACTTCCATTAGATAAAACAGGTATTGTGGTGTTAGCATAAACATTATTTCCACAAGCAGTTGATGCTTCTGCTAAATCAGGAGTTTTACCTGTTTGTAAAGTAGCACTCCATTTATATCTACCACCTTCAGTTCCTGCATCAGCACTTACCGAAAAGTTAGTAACTACACAACCAGCAAACTCTAAAGATGTTTGATTGCTATGGTCTGATGATTTTATTACTACAGTTAAAGATGAAGCTGCATTTGTTACTGCTGCACCATATTTTTGTGATGTGCCTGTATGCCCTGAAGCTACTGCTGCATCACCTGATACATCATTACATATATTTTGCAATAATAAGTTATGCCCTGTATCATTGTGTAGTGTGCCTGACAAACCTAATTCAACTACCCTTAAATTGTTATCTTGAAAAAAATCTTCATCCTTAAAAGTTCTACCCACTCCATTTCTAACATCTAATGTCTGTACAACATTAAGTGATGGATAACTTACTGAATCAACATCTAATTGATGCATATTTGATGCATGAATACCTGATGCTCCAGCATTTGTTGCATCTGATATAATCCAACAAGTGAACTCTTTAGGAGAAAATGCATGAGCTACTGTTGCCATTATTTACTCTCCTTCTCTTTTTTTACTGCTGGTTTTTTAGATTCTACCAAACCTTTTACACCATCAGCTATGTTTTTAACTTCTATTTCTTCACCATTTTGTAATTTATCCCAAGTATCTTTGTCCACACCACAGGATTTCCAGCAATTAGGTAAAGTTGTATTACTATTTATTAGTTTTATTTTCATAAAACCTCCTATCCTATATTACCTAAGTGTTGCCCAATCCAAGTGAGTTGAACAACATATTCGTTTTCGTCATCTAAAGCATTAAGTTCTGTTGTTTCAATACGACAATTAAAGCAATTACTATCATCTGTTAATGTCATAGCTGTGTTGTCGTGTATTAATGCCTCAATCCTTGATACTACCCTTAGAACCTGATCAAGTGCATTTTTGTTCACATTAGGTTCTGAAAAGTAATAATACATTTCTATTGTAAATTCTCTTAATTCTGAAGTAACATTATATTCTATTAAATCGCTACCTATAGGATCTAACCTTAAATATTGTGTGCCTGTATCTTTGGTTTCATGGCCAACATACACAGGCATAGCACCTTTAAATTCTGTTCTTAATATATCTCTTACTTTATCAAGAATATTTTTATAATTATTAGTAAAAGTTACAGCCATTAATAAACTCTACCATATTTTTTAGTTCTTGTCATTTTAACAGCTTTACCACTTGAAGCATCAACTTCTTCATATCTTCCAAATACTTCTATTTCCCATTCATTAGTATCTGTGGCTACAGTTCCTGAATCAGGATTCATATCATCACCTGCAAATCTAATCTCTAAACCACCTGCTAATGGTTGATAATCTCCATTTATAATTTTGTTAGTAACCACTTGGTTATTTTTAAGTTTATTAGCATCTTTAGTCCATACACTATAAGTAGCTGTTCCAATTCTTCCACCTGTTGTAATTTTAACTTGGATTAAATCATAAGTTCCTGTCCACTCGCCTCTTGTATCTACAGGTCTAATTGAGCCATCAGTATAGCTAACATCTCTAACAATACCATTTGATGAATCTCTTGTAACTTGAAAACTTAAAGCAGCTTTTCCTTGATTTATATTTTCAATATTAAGGGTAGCTTCCTCCATTAAAGCATTAGCAAGTTCACTATTGGGATCGTGGCTTTTAATCATAAAATTAGCAGCTATCAAAGCAGTTGTTCTTATGATTAAGTAATCAAAATTACCACTTTTATCTTTAAATGCTTCTTTAGGCATATTAGGATCTAACATACTATCAAGGTATCTACTTGCATCAGTTCTGTATTGAGTAATTAAAGTTGTGAAATCTTCTCCTGCTTCTATTAAGTAATCATTAGGATCGCCTTTGGTAACTAAAATACACAAATCTAAATCTGTATCATAAACAAAACTTAAAGCAACAGGACTAGCTTGGGTTGAATCCCCTATATCTGCACTTGCATCTATTATTAAATAAACACTCGCATCATTTTCGTGATGTTGAGCATTTGTACCTAATATACCTCTATTTGTTGCAGGTGTAGATACTGTTATTTCATTTGTGCTTACAGAAACTACCCTCATATATTCGTTATTAACTTTTATTATATCATTAGCACCAAAACTAGTTCCACTATCAACATCAAATGTCGTTGCAGAGGCAGTTAATGCTCCATTTAATTTTGTAGTTTCTGTCGTGTTATATGAAATATTATCAATTTCATTTCCATCCCAATATAATTGAGTTACTAGACCTGAATTTCCTACATAATGCAAATCTAAATCTGAATCATACCAATTACTTAGACCACTTGTCCATCCATAAACTTGCTTTTTACCATCAAAACTATCAAGTTGAGGAAATACTCTCTTTAATTCTTTATGTGTGCAATATATCGGTGCTGTCGCCATTATTTCCTCCTAATTTTATACTTAATTCTATTATTCTTTTTTCTTGCCCTATTTCTTGATTGTGATTCAAATCCAGCTATTCTACCACCTTTATGTGAAGCATCTAAACCATCTCCATTACCATAAGTGCCTTTTTTACGATTATAAGCATTTAATTTAGCCCTATATTTCTTTCTTGCAGGTGAAGATTGGTATTTAGCATATTCTTTCTTATAATTCCTTTTTTTAGGCACTTTATACAAATCCTAAAATTTCTACTTCTGCATCTATTTTACTGTTCATACTTCTTGCAGATATTTCTTTGATTGTATTTTGTTGGTTTGCAGTTTCGTTTACACCACCACTATGTGCCGAATCATAATTAAAACTAGCTACAAACTCTGTTTCAGGTGTTGAAGTTATAGATATAGCACCTGTTTCATAATTTATAGTACCACTTGCAGCACCATGTATTTTTCCTTTACCATCATCAAAAGCAAAAACAGATTGATTTTTTCTTTCAATATTATCTGTTCTATCAAATATTGTATCATCAGGTAGTTTGCTACCTACTGCTGCATTAATACTGCCTATGGCAGGTATTCTACCTACACCAAAAGGTGTTGTTCCACTTGATGGTGCAGCTAAAGCAATCGCTGAAACCCTTGTTCTATTTCCTGATGTAAATCTTACATCTCCATTAACTATATTTACTATCACTCTTTTTTCAAATAAGTTGCCTGATGTGTAATATTGAGTATCAAGAGCAGATTGTATTTTGCTTATTATACCATTACTTCCACCAAAATTTAAATTAGTAGCATCAGTTGTAAATGACAAGTTAGCAAAAGTAGATCCACCATCTACTGTTATATTCAAAGCATAAGCTGTTGAAGCAGCTAATCCACTAGGAGTTGAAGATGAGATACCTGACATTCCCCAAGATTGATAACCTGAACTATAAAATTTGAGTGCTAAAGAGCCTTTTACAATCCCTGTTGGATAAGTAGCACTTCGCCCATATCCAAATAAATTTTGTGCTGTGTATCTACCATCTTTGTTAGTTTTGACATAACCTGTAGCATCAGCAGCAAGATGATCTGCATCATAATCGCCTTGTGTATTAAAGAAAGGGAAATAAACTTTAGCATTAACTACCACACCATTGGTAGCATCATCTTGAGTATCTTTGTCTGCTGTTATTGAGCCATATAAACCTCTTTCCATAACCATAGTTGTTGTATTAGTTATAGATGCAACTCTCATGATTTCTATATTGGTAGCAGTAGTTCCTGTAGTAGAACCTACTTGAATTAAATCATTAACCCTAAAAAAATCTGTATCATCAACAACGAATGTGGTGGTATCATTTTCTAATGCTGTTGCAATATCAGTTACTGCTGCACCATAAAGTTTTCCACTATTGACATCATATCCACCTTTATTATCAATAGTTTTAGCATTACCAGCAGAAGCATCATTTTCATAACCTACTGCCCATTGGTTTGGAAAAACAATATATTCATTAGCACCCAAAACCAAACTTAATACCCTTTCTGTACTTGCTCCATCACCTGAAACATCAATACTATTTGTTTGATCGATATTAGAATTGTCGTGCCATTCTGCATATTTTAATTGGAGTTCAACTGTAACAGGGCTATTATTCTTAACCACTATAAGTTTTGCTCCTTTAAGTCTTTGTCCTGCACTAGCTCCAATACCTGTTGTAGAAGCTCCTAAAGTAGCTATTGTAATAAAAGCATTACTATTATCTACTTTTTGTTTTGTTGTTACCATTTCTGTGTAACTATCACTCATAGAGCATAGGTAATCTCCTTGCCCTGTTCCAATCGTTAAATTTGCATCTAATCTTGCCATTTCTTCTCCTATGCTATATGGTACAATACTTGTACCCTTAAATTAATATCATCTGTATTTGTTTCATTTTCTACAAAACAAGCAATTACCTCATCAGCAGATACACTTGAACTATCTATAGTAGCTCCTACAGTCTTGATTACATTTCTATCTACACTTGTTGCTTGTCCATTTGCAAGTAAAGTTCCACCACTTAAATTACCATCACTTGTGCCACCTGCATTTGTCATTGTGAATTTATAAAGATGAACATTAATTGTGGTGTCTGTATCTGTGTCTGTAGAAACCATAAATTTCACACTATCTATAGTTAAATTATAGGGAGCTAAAAATAACATACAAACAAGCTCATCTGAAGTATCTCCTGCATCAAAAGTGGTAGCAGGATCTGTTCCTGTTCCATTAGCAAGTTCAGCCATAGCAAATTGTTGAAAACTATTGCCACTACAAGGCACAAAATAATGTGTACCTGCTGTTGGTACTAATCTATAAGCACAGAACTCTAAAATTTGAGTATTAGCATAAGTTTGTGTAGTTCCTGTTTTAACACAACTATTAGTAGTATCTACTGTTAATAAATTTGTTCCACCTTCATTTTGAACAGCTAATGTTGTTGTGGAATTATCGTTTTGTGGCTTAATCTGTAGATTGTCATCACCAACAGATAAGCAAGTTGCAGTTCCCTCTCCATCTTCTACTTGACTAGCTGATGTAGAAACACCATTAACTTCATCTGCTACCTTTAATAAACTTTTATATGTGTCTTTTGGTGATTTTCCTGCTAAACTTCCCATCTCTCTCCTAATCTATATAATATTCTAATACTAATGTCCAATTTAAATCATTAACTGCTAAATCAGGTGTTACAGATATTGCCATTATATCTCCTGCATTAAAAGCAGTTGCACCTGTAAAATTAAATGTAGTAGTTGTGTCATCAATAGGCATCTCAACTGTTATTTCTTCTGTTGCAGTTGAGTTTGGAACTTCTGTTCCTTCTGTTGATATATGAAAACCTGCTACAACAGTATCACATCTTGCTTCGCTTCTTAAAACTAACTTTTTAACTTTCCCATCATAAGGTGTAACATAAGCTACATTTTCATTTCTGCTTGTATTAGAAGTGTATTCTATATTATATCCAACAAGTGGTAAATAAAACTTTGATGTGCCACTATTATAAGCACCACCATTTAATATATGTAAAGTAGGTTGTTTAAGTATAGAGCCTGTTACTTCTAAGTCGCCTTCAACCTTCAGCTTACCTTTGTTTGATGATTGAGGTATAGGAGAGGCAATTTGTAATATTGATGCCTCTCCACCTACTTTTAATGGTTGTAAATTAGATGACAAAGGATAACCTTCACCTAGAGTGATTTCATTGACTAAACGATTATCTTTTGTTGTTTTGTAAGTCATTAGTTATCTGATCGTAACCCTCTTATAAAACCTCTTACAGCTCCACCTACAAAGTTATCAAATAGATCAATAAAATAAGGCTCAATAGTCTTATTCCAAAAACCTTTAGTAATTTTCCATTGTGATAAACCTAGTGTCATAATCTTTCCTGCTGTAAAACATATTCCTTCTACCCAGCCACAAATCTCTTTGTTTGGAACTTTTTTAAGTACCCAAAGCACTATTGCTGTTGCTGTTCCACCACCTAACAATCCTGCATTATCTACTAAAAAATCTAACATATTACTTCTCCTTTTTTAAAATTATATGTTCTAAAATATCAACTCTTTTATTGAGTTTTTTAACTTCTTTGTCTAATTCGTTATCTTCAAATACATAAGACATAATTTTATCTAACTTAAAATGTTTAGTTAGTGCATTTGCTACTGCATTTATAAGCATTTTAGGTATTATCATTTCTTATTCCCATCAATCAACTCACCCCACAAAGAAGTTTTGCCATTTATTATCTGTATAATGTGAACTGTAAAAAGTCCACCTCTGTAAAAATCTACTATCGCAAAAGCATGGCTCCAATTAATTCTTCTATGATCAAGCCAATCATTTGCTTCTGCTTCCATATTTTTTAAACATCCGATACTCCATGCACTCTTTGGCCCATCCATGTGAGTAGCAGACATTTGTTGTAAATCGTGCCAATGTCCATACATTACATTACATCCAAGTTTCCTTAAATGGTTAGCTGTATGGTATTGACCACCATATTGATGCCCATGATATAGGTATAATTTACCTAATTTTAAGTGCTTTCCAAAGGGAACATATTTATAACCTCGTTCTTTTAGCTTTACAGCATTTTTGAACTTATATTGAGGTATATAAGGATATTTCTCTACACACATATTCAACCAATTATCATGGTTGCCTTCTGTG